TGTCGCTGCCCCTGCTGAAGGTGTCGCTGCCCCTGGTGAAGCCATCCCTGCCCCTGCAGAAACAACACCTGTACAAGAACCAGTTCCCCCATCGATACCTACCGAAGGTGTACCACCTACTGTATTACCACCATCTGTTGAGCAAACAATACCACCTTTAGTAACTATGACGGGAGTAGCCTCTTTAACGGAAGAACAAATGACAAAAGACGCTAAAACAATTCGCATAGTATGCATTACATCAATTGTAATTTTAATATTATCATTCATAGGTTCTACATCATATGCTATTTATAATTTAGTAAAACCAGCTGAAAAATTAATATATTCGAAAGTAGTTAGCAGTTTGTGTGATGAAGTTACAAAAACATGCATGGCCACATTAAAATTCAATATAAACGATAAAGAATATATTGTTGAGAAAAATGTACCTTACAAGAATGATTCTAAAATTAAAAAAGATGAAGAAGTATTACTTCAATACGACGAAGAAGACATAGATAACACTTTACGTGCTTGCTGTACAATGTCATTAAGAAAGTCTCGTGGTATTCTTTCTGCTGTAATATCTATTATTATTTTATTCATTATCATTGCTATCATCGTATTATTCAGAGACAAAATATTTTAATCTAGTTTTATGTAGAAAACCCTTTCTTGATTCACTTTCATAGACCAAGTTGTAACATCAATAGAATCCTTATTTAATGATTTAAAAAATTTAAAAGACCATTCTCTTTGATTTTTTTTAAGTCCTTTGATTATTATTGGTGTATTTACATCATTTATAGTAGATATGAAATCTTTCAATTTTTTTTTATCTTCTTTTACAATAAGTTCTTTAATATTAATACAATTTTCTTCCCATTCTTTATTTTTATTTTCTAAATCAATTATATCATCACTACCAAGTTCATCGTCATCGTCATCATCTTCGCTACAAGATTCATCGCTTTCATCACTTTCATCACTTTCATCGTCTTCTTCATCTTGTTCACTATCATTGTTTTGTTCGTTATTATCATTTTCTTCGTATTGTTCACTAGTATCAATCTCTTTATAATTGATTAGTGTTATTAATTCTTTCATAGCATTTTCTGCAACATTGTTTACTTGTCTTAAAGAGATAGACGAATCTATACTATCGTTTAATGATTCAATTGTTAGTTGTATTCCAGAATTTTCTACCAACACTTTCATAATGATTATTTAATTAAAAAAATGTATTTAATCTTCCTTGAGATATCTTATATTAATTATTACTGTAAGCTCAGGTATTTGAATTATATGTACAAGAGTGTGTATGTCCAAATAAGGGAAATTATGTATAAGGGGTATGTATATGCAAGGGTATGTATGTCCAAATAAGGGGTGGGTATCTAGTTAGCAATACATTTAGTGAATTTTGTATATGGTTTGATGAAGAAACTCATGAATACCTGTTCCTATCAAATTTTTCATAAGAGTATTTACTAAAATTGGTGCCAAAAATTCTAAAAACAAAGAAGGACTAATACTATTATCGTTGTTTTTAAGTAATTTAGGAAAGTCTTTTATCTTATTAAAAGATGCATATAATAATAGTAACATTGCATTTCTGATAGGATAATCATCACCAAAAATATCAATTCTATGCCCATCTTCAACATAATCTGTTAATTTATTTCCACATTCAAAAGATACTGGTTCAATTATATCATTGATTATAGTATTCTCATCGTCTTCTAATTCATTTAATGTTTTTACTGTATTCTGGTTAGTATTTTTTTTCATGTTAGAATACAAGTTTTTAAAGAACGTTGTTTGCTCTTCTTCTTCTAATTCAGACAAATTCTTTAATGAATTATGACTACTACTTTTTTTTAGATTATTCACCAAATCTTTTAACATAATACGACTATTTGATCTCTTCATATAGCATAATGTATTATGACTGTTTGACCTTTTCAATGTTAAATTATGAATAAAGGCTGAATCCATTATTACTTAGTACTTCATATTATTTACATTAGTAAAATCATTTTTTGGTAAATAAAAAAATTTTTTCCCTTATATTGTTCTTATTTTCCTCTTTTTGTGAAGAAACTTGTTATTTGTTTTTGACCTTTTAGTAATCCTTCTCCAGATGCTTTCCTTTTTGTTGTTACATTTTTGACGATAGGTTCAAACAACAATTTCTGTGCCTCTTCTGCCTTTTTTCTCATAACACGTTCTCTTATCTCTGAAGTTGTATAACCCTTTCTTTTGTATTCATTCTCTAAATTTTTCCAATGAGAATCTTTCTTTGAATAACCTTCTAAATGGTTAAGAGCCAATCCATAAATCTGACAAACGGGTTTCATAATTTGATTTGTGATATAGAATAAATAATCAATGGGTAAATTATGTTCCAATATATAATTTGGATGTTCAACTCTTTCACCTTGCAAAGATGTTTTATTGAATGATTTATTGTAAATATAAACATAAGGTATTCTATCACTTGATTGTGGCTTATTTCCTGGATCACGTTGAGCCATCCTATCTGCCAACACTTTATGAACAATTTGTTCGGGATTCGCATATTCAGATCTTAAACTCTTAGTGATGATAAAGTAATTTATACCAAAATCACCATTTAATATCTTCTTTATAGTCTCTTTTAGAAATACTATACTTTCTGGTATATCTTGCTGATTTATTATTCTTGAAATAATACCATCGTATGTATATTTGACAATTGGTGCATTATCTCTGCGTTTCGTTACAACACCCATACTAGACTGTTTGTAAGAGTTTATATCAAATTCATACTTATTGCCAATGTATCTCTTTTTACTGAATAATATAAATGGCGTGAATGTTTTCTCATATTCTAACTTATGAGGATATTTAAGTAAGGGTTGAATACCTTTCTCAACTTCTATAGATTTATCAATAGACGCTTGTAAAGCCTCCTTTGGTGACATCATGTTTCCATTTTCAGTACGACATTTAAAATTTACAAATATTGAATCAGTGTCTCCATAAACTACTTCAGCATCTGGATAATGCTTGTTCACATAATCTTTTGCTAAATATAGGTGCTCTCTTCCTGTAGCAGTTGTAGATGCTGCAATATCTTTGTAATACAATGCACTTACTGCCGCTCCAACACCACCATACAATGAATTTGCGGTGATCTTGTATGCTAATTGCAAACCATCTAAAACGGAGATTCTAAACTGATCTTTTTCAGTTTTAATCATTTGTCGAGTTGCTTTTCTTGCAGCAAGAAGTTTCATTAAGATTCTAGGTAAAATACCTCTCTTTTTATCTATAATTTTACCATCTTCATCTATCTGAGGTTGTATATATCTACAAGTGATGGTTTTCTCAGTAGGATGAACTTTTTTAATCCAAGATTTTCCCTTTTGAACTGTTAAATAATTATCATAGGTAACATCTGTAAATTCGATGTTCATTTCTTTTAACAATTTAGCACCTTCTTTACCTAAATATTTATCATCTTTAATGATTGTATCATGGCTGATGTTGTTTCCTATCATTGATGATGGATATAAAGACCCATAATCTAAAACACTTACTGGATCATTATTCAAATAAATAGCAGGTACTGGTTCTAATACCTCTGCACCTTCATAACTTTCTTTTACATCTTCTGGTGGTTTTGGTAATTCAGGGATCAAATATCCGTCTTTTCTGCATTCACTAGATACAAGACTCAACGTTTTTATCATTTGTCCTCTCATAAATAAATACGATAGTGGAACCAAACAAACATTGCCCATACCAACATGATTTGCAATAATCTCTAGTTTTTGCATTAAATGAATACATAACTCACAATCCTGAACACAATACTTAGCAACTTTTGCACGTCCAGCAGAAGATTCATTTTGCAATCTGAAAATATCTTGTGGTGATACATCGTCTTTACCAACCGCCCATAGATATGATTTTTTAGCAAATAAGGCTTCTTCATCAAATGAATGATGTTTACCTTCTACTTCTATCCATTCATTTGGTGAAAAATCTACTACAAGTCGTTTATTATCAATATTTTCTTTCCCAATAATACTTGATTTTTGAAACATAATGTATTGACCTTTCTGAAGACTAAAGGTAGATTTAGTAGACACACGCAATACATCATCGCGTCCTGAATCTAATATACCTGTAATAATACCATTTATGAAATCAACAGCGACATTATCTAATTTATAAGAAGATAAGTTATGTTCTCTTTGGATGACTTTCATTAAATCAACTAGAATTATTCCAGGTGTGTCTAAATAATAGAGGTGATTTTGACCAAGTGCAGATGATTGCAATTCTTTATGTAGTAATTTACTATCATGATTGCGTATAGGTCCTAATGATTTCAATTCTGAAACACAATTGTATTCTTCTGCACATTCCCATAAGAACTTGAAATCAAAACCGAATATATTATAACCAGTAAGAATACTAGGTTCTTGCTGTTTTATAAATTTTATCCATTCCACATACAATTGCTTTACCGTTTTACATTCTACAACTTGAGTACCATTGATTTTATCGCATGTTCCTAGTGTTACGATATGTCTGGTTACATTTCCTGTTCCGTAATCCGTTAAAACAGTACCGATTTGAATAACTTTATCACCTTCAACACTAGGTAAATTTTTATTAAATATACGAACCAATCTTGAAGTTGTTTTATTGATATCATTTAAATCAATTGCTTCATAACATTCTTGTTCAATTTGATAGATAGATCTTAAATCTAATTCGTGTTTGTTTTTTAGATATATCACTTTTATCTTATCAAGAATATCAGAATCATATATAGGACTTCTATCATCATAGTGTCTAAATGCAGACGTTATCCACTTAGAAATGTGTGTAGGAGTTACAGTCTTTCCTCTTTTCTTCAATAATTTTATCATCTCGCATATGTTTTGTCCTAATTTATAATAATCCTTTTTGGCAATTGGGAAATCTCCGTGACTTGAATCAGCTTCAATATCAAAAGATGCAATCCTTAATTTACCAATGTTAGTTTTTTCACTGGGTTTTACATCTTTCCAATCCACTTGAAATTTATGCTTCGCATATGTATTGTATCCTTCTCTTTGCTTAGAATATTTGTCTAATCTCACCCATCCAACGGGTTTTATCTCTTGTATGTGAATGAATCTAAGTATAGGATCGATATTTTTTTCGTATACATTAAAATTATAATCCTTTACAACACCATGAATAGTGACTGGATCTTTTAGTTTATAGTAGAGTTGTTTTAAGGTTTTTTGACTTTTAAAGACAAGTTGTATAAACCGCTTTGGTTTGTTCCATTGATAATCTCTAAATTTAAATTTTTTACGAACGCTGCATCTGTCTACTAATAATTCACCTTGAACATTACTGTATAATAAGGATCGCAGACCTTCAAGTAAAGTATCTTTCTGGTGTTTTTTGAATTCCGAGGGTAGTTCTATCCAAAAGAAAGGTGTAAAATTAAGTATTTTAACATTTACAGTTTCTCCTTCGGATGTTTTACCTGTCATGTAGATTGTATATTGA